CAATATTTAACATCACATACTGCTCAAGAATATTTAAGACAAGGTGGACCTCTAACTGTCGTTAGGGTAGGTGATTATCAAGCCACAAGAGCTACAGCAATTGTAGGTGGAGCTGTAACAGGTGCTGTAACTGCTGTATTTGCTACAGGAACAATAACAATAACTGGAGTTCCAGCCAATGATGCTACCATAACAGTAAAAGTTGGTGATGGTGATGTACAAACCATAACCTTTGCGGATGCTGCCGGTAACCACGAGGATGCATTTCAGAGTGATAATAATGCAAATATTAACAAACAAAACTTAGTTGGACAAGATACGGCCACAAGTATATCTATAATAGGTGCTTTGATTACCGAAATTATAAATGGTGATCATGCTGATGGAGCTACCCATGATAATATAGATCACATAACAGCAACTCACGATGGTGCTGGAGTTGTCACCATAACTGCTGATGAGGCTGTAACAACAACAAAAGATATAGTCTTGGGTGAATCAGGCGATAGTGGAAATGTAATTGCTAGTGAAGTAACTAATGGTGTTACTGGTGTAGGTGGTACGGATGCGTCATTCTTCACATTAGAAGCTTTGGGTGATGGACCAGTTTTTAATAATCATACTGCTTCTCACGCAGAAATTGCTGGAATGTCCTTTTATGGTACTGATAACTTATTACCACCTTTAACAAGCTCTGCGGGAAATGATTACTTTACATCTGGTAGTTTTGGTGGTAGACCTGATAATTTCCGTTGGGAAGTTTCAAATAGAAATGTTAGTAAGGGTACATTTACCTTATTGATTAGACAAGGTAATGATACTGTAAAGAAAAAACAAATTTTAGAAACACATAGTGGGTTGACCTTAGATCCAGCATCACCTGATTACATATTGAAAAGAATTGGTAATCAAACTAATACGCTTGCTGTAGAAGATGGGGTTGCTTATTTACAACCGGATGGTGATTTTCCAAATCAATCTAAATTTATCCGTGTGAAGACTTTATTGGATGGGGTAAAAACTCCAAATTATTTGGATGAAAACGGAAATGTTACTGATGCTTACAGTCCGGATTCTGCTTCTTACTTCCCAGCAGTTGGTAGTGGAAGTTATGGTGGTTCATTTAGCGGTGGAACTTTTTCATCCACGGTTAATAATATTGCACGCCCATTTAATTTTTATTTAAGTGAAGAATCCAATATAGCTGATAATAGTCAAGGTATTGACATGTCCGAGGCTGCTACTTCTGTGGGTGCTTCAAGTGCTGGTGGTGCTTACATGAACGCTCTTAGTCTATTATCTAATAAAGATGAGTATAATTTTAATCTATTATTTTTACCTGGAGTTTTAGATCAAGAAACTAACCATTCTTCGATTATAACAAAGGCTATAGATGTTTGTGAATCACGAGGTGATTGTTTCTTAGTTTATGACAGCGCGAGAAAAACTGATTCTGTTGCTGGTGTAAAAACAAATGTTGAATCTAGAAATTCGAGTTACGCTGCTACTTACTTTCCGTGGGTACAGATTCAAGATAACTCATTAGGACTTCTTAGATTCGTTCCACCATCCGTTGTAATTGCTGGTGTATATCATTTCAATGATGTTGTTGGACAACCTTGGTTTGCTCCTGCTGGTCTGAACAGAGGTGGAATTGATAGTGCGGTACAGGCATATAGAAAACTAACACAGAGTAATCGTGATGACTTATATGATTCAAATGTAAATCCGATTGCTACCTTTCCAGGTCAAGGGGTTACGGTATTTGGACAGAAGACAACACAGAAGAAAGCAAGTGCTTTAGACCGAGTAAATGTAAGACGATTGTTAATCAATGTCAAGTCTTTTATTTCAAGGTCTTCTAGATTGCTAGTATTTGAACAGAATACAACTGATTTAAGAGATCAATTCCTAAATACTGTTAATCCATTCTTAGAACAAGTTCAATCCAATAGTGGTATCAATGCTTTCAGAGTCGTTATGGATGATACAAACAATACACCTGAGACAATCGATAGAAATCAGTTGATAGGTCAGGTATTTATACAACCAACAAGAACTGCAGAATTCATCATATTGGACTTCATCGTTCAACCAACTGGTGCTGCATTTCCAGAGTAATTTTTAGGAACTTGATATTTATTATCATAGGAGATAAAACATGGCAGAATTATTAGAATCGAGTAAAATATTTTATACACCATACGAACCGAAACTGAAAAATCGTTTCATCATGGAGATTGGTGGTATACCAGCTTTTACTATTAAAACTGCCCAACGCCCACAGATCACCTTTGAAAAGGTAGAGTTAGAACATATGAATATTACAAAATATGTCAAGGGTAAGGGTAAGTGGCAACCTATGAATCTAACCCTTTATGATCCTATCGTTCCATCAGCCGCCGCTTCCGTAATGGAGTGGGTGAGATTACACCATGAGAGTGCTACAGGTAGAGATGGATATCAAGATTTTTATAAAAAGAATGTGAATTTCAAGGTTTTAGGGCCAGTTGGTGACATTATTGAAAAATGGACACTATATGGTACATTTATTGAAGATGCTACATTTGGTGATTTAGACTTTAGTGACTCACAACCAGTCGAAATTACTTTACAATTATCATACGATTACGCTATACTTGAATTCTAAATAGTTTACAACATCAAGGAGTTATATAATGGCAGAACATAAGTTCCCTACGGAAGTTATTGATTTACCATCGCTAGGAAAATTATATCCAAAGGATTCCCCTCTTGCCGAAGGTAAAATTGAGCTAAAATACATGACAACACGAGAGGAAGACATTCTGATGTCCGAAAATCTCATAAAAAAAGGTGTTGTTATCGATAAACTATTGGATTCTCTGATAGTAACACTAAATATCAAACAAACAGACCTAATTCTTGGTGACAAAAACGCCGTTTTGGTTGCCGCCCGTATATTGGCATATGGTCCTGAATATACAACGGAAATTAACGATCCAAATAATCCTAATCAAAAAATAACACATACATTTGACCTATCCCAATGTCCTTTTAAGGAATTATCGGATGATATCAAATATAATGGTAATTCTTTTGAATTTACAACACCTGTTGGTAAGAATAAGTTAAAATTCAAGATTTTGACTGGTGCCGATGAAGCCTTAATGAATAAAGATATAGAACAATCTAAAAAATATGGTTATGACGCCACGATTTCCACAAGATTGCGTTATAGTGTGATAGAAGTAGATGGTGATAATAAAAAAGAAACAATCACCTCTTTTACACAGAATATGTTAGCTAGAGATTCTGTAGCATTGAGAAACGAAATTTTAAGAGTTTCTCCCGATATTGATATGACATCGGAAGTCGAAATAGGAGGTGAAACAGTTAGTGTGTCTATACCACTTTCTGTCGAGTTTTTTTGGCCTTCGTCCATCGAATAAATTAGATATACATCAGAGTATATTTTACTTTATATACGGGACACCTGGATTTACATTTAGTGATGTCTATGATATGCCTGTCCATTTGAAGAATTTTTATATTCGTCAATTTATGGATTTAAAAAAGAAAGAAAGGGAACAAGTGGATAAGGCAAACCAACGATCCACACCCACGATCCCAAGACGATTTAATCCAAAGAAATAAACAATTCAGATATTTATTAATATGGCTAGAAAAGAAGACATATCACTCGAAAATCAACTCATTGAAAAAAGAAAAGAATACAATAGAAGAGTTGAAGAAGGGTTACCCTATCAGAAAAAACTCTTGGAAGAAATTGAAGGTATTGAAGAAGAAATTTCTAAAATCAATGAAGCCAGAGTCAAATCCATTAATGAACAAACAAAGGCTAGAAAGGGTTATGTAAAATTATCACAAGATGCTAAGAAAGCCGAAGAGAGTATTAATAAATCTTTTTCATCGAGATTAGTAGCATTAGTAAAAGGAAATGTAGCTGGTGCCATAGGATTAAAAACTACTCGTGATCATGAAGAAGCAGTATCATCTTTAGCTAATGAAGCCAAAGATATGGCAAAAGACGCATTAGACAATGGTAAATTAGATGGAAAACAAAAAGCTGGTGTCGTTAGTCTAACATCTGATATTAAAGATGGGTTGATGGATGAAGAAGGAATACGAGCTAAAATAGCAGAACTTGGTTTGGAAGATAAAGATGTTGGTAAGGAGATATTAAACAATGCACTCGGCCTAAATAAAACTCAAGGTGAGGTCGTGGATAAAGGTAAATTAGCTGCTAAAAATATGGCTCGATTTGCTAAACTTGGTGCTGGTGCACTTGTTATATTTACAGGTTTGAAAGAGATCGCTGAAAAGTTTGCCGGTTCGGTGGATGCCATTGGAGCGGGATTCGGTTCTCTCAATGTAACGAGTGATGAAGTAAAGCATAATCTTATGGATGCTGAAATCGCTTCCGCTGGTATCGGTGCAACTATACAGGATGTGGTTGCGGTCACCAATGCCGTAGCCGGTGACTTCGGTGTTGGTGCAGCAGAAGCAAGTAAGATGTCTGCTCAATTACTCGATACGGCAAAAGCAGTTGGACTATCCAGTGAGGAGGCTGCGAAGTTAAGTGGTATTTTACAAACCACATCAGGATTATCATCCGAACAGGCAGAAAGACTTACCGAGGGTGCTTATCAACTTGCTCAAGCTAATAATGTAGCTCCAAAAGCAGTAATGGAAGATTTGGCTAGTTCAGCAGAGGAGTTTGCTTTATTCTCCAAAGATGGTGGGGATAACCTTGCTAAGGCAGCCGTTCAAGCCCGTGCCATGGGATTATCACTAGCAGATACGACAAAGATAGCATCTGGATTATTAGATTTTGAACAATCGATTGCCGC